CGAACAAACAACCGTCCTATGCGTCCCCTCAAATGGTTTTCGCCTATCGAATTTCTTAATAATAGTGTCCAATATGATTGACAAACCTACAAAAATGATTACGAAATTAAACTATACAAAAAAATCAGCCGACAAGGAATAACCCCTGTCGGCTGTCTTACTACCTATTTGATTTTTATTTTCTGCCCCACATAAATGAGATTAGCGTTTTTGATACCGTTGTTCTTGACCAACTTTGCAACAGTCGTCTTGTAACGCCGTGCGATGCCCGAGAGCGTATCGCCACGCTTCACAGTGTACGTCACTGTCTTCTTGGTGGAGCTTGTAGTCGGCTTGCTAGTCGGTCTGATAGCCTGCTTCTTGAAACCATTCAGCCCTGCTGCTTTTATCTTTGCAGGATAGTCCACATAGCAGATGTCCATATCAACATTTCCGCTGATACCGCTCACTTTGCCTGTGGAGCTGTACTGCCACATACCATGAGTGCCGCCGTAGTTGCAACGTGAGCCGTACTCAGCGACCCAAAGAGCATATCTCTTAGCGACGTAGGCAGATATGTACTGCTGTAAAGGCGAACGGCTGATATACAGTCCTGCCCAATAGCCTGCGTGTTCAAGTGCATTGCAGAAAGTCTTGACAAGGCTATTGCAAAATGCTCTGCCCTTTGCGAACTGTGAACGCTCCTCGAGGTCGAAGTATATCGGATACTCAAACGTCTTGCCCTTGATAGCGTTGATACAGGTCTGAGCCTCTGCCTTTGCTTCCTCGACACTCGCCGCATAGCTGTACCAGTAAGCACCGACCTTCAGCCCTGCCGCCTTAGCTGCCTTGTAGTGGCTCTCGAAATATGGGTCTTTCTGATTAGCGTACTTGCCATAGCCTGCACGAATGATAACGAAATCGACCCCCGAAGCCTTGACTTTCTTGAAATCAACGCCCTGCTGATACTGTGAAACGTCAATGCCCTTAAATGTCTTTGCCATAAAATTACTTCCTTTCTAAATCTTCAATGCGGTGGTTTGCGACTTTTATCTGTTCAGCGACCACCGCATAATTCTGTTCCAGCTTGTAAGTCCGAGCAATAACGGAATTGTGCTTGTCCACACGCTCAGACAGCTTGTCTATCTTGTACTCAATGAGCTTTTGGCTGTCGTACTGTGCCTGTTGCATAGTCTTACGGCTGTTAGATGCTATGACGAGCTGACACACTACCGCCGAAGCAGCTGTTATCAGTGCAACGATAATTGCTTCCGTCACTCGTCATCACCTGACTTTCTTTTGGCTGACTGCGTGCCAAAGTAGAACGATATCACCACAGTAAACACTGTGATGAACTGCTCTGCTGAAATCGTGCGGCGCAGTGCCAACACGCAGAATACCGCTGTCAAGAACAGTGTTACAATGGACTTTACGTCAATGAGTTTCGCTAACTTCTGCTTCATGGTATACCTCCTTTGTTATCATCTCATATTCCTCAGCCGTGATCCACTTGCCGACAGCGGCGTGTACCATAGCAACCGACCACAAACGGCTGTCATAGTATCTCTTGACCTTGACGTAGTTCTTACTCATCGCCGCTCACCTCCAACTCAACACCGTTCAGCATAGCCAGAAAATCAACGTTTGCCTTTATCCTGTCTATCTCGGTGACCTTTGGTTTGTTGAAATTATCTTCCGTCAGCCCTGCGGCTTTCAGCATTTTCTTTTGCAAATCTGTCATGTTGTACCTCCCACTTCTGATAGTTTCACGATATACTCTTCTTCGTTCGGAACAGGTATGCGATAACTGTCATTGCTGTTTTTGAATGTCACTGAACCGCCCGATTCAACCGTCATATTTCTCAGAAAATCATCTGGTATCAGGCCTGAAATATCTGTGACGATTGGTTTTTCTAGTTCGTAGTACAGCATTATGCCTGACATTGCCTGTTTAAATGCGGTGACGTCGGTGTAGGACGTATCGTTGACATAGACAAATCCATCAACGTTTGCATCAGCTGTTATGCCTGTTATACTGGTTTTGCCCCACAGGTTATCCTGCGTTTTTACCAAATATTTTGAACATATGAAATTTGGTGCAATGCTATAACTTTTTGTCAATTTTTGCCCTTTAACTTGCGATGTTTGAAAACTTACTTTTTCACTGCTGCCTACAACCCAGCTCAGCGTCCCCAAATCAACGCTGCTCACGCACTGAACATATCGTTTATTCTCATAGTCCACATAGTTTCGTGCCGTTCCTGCCGACCAGCCGTAGCCAGGCAGTGCCTTGATAGCTTCGGGGATTTTGTGTGCGGTATCACCCACAGCGACTTCTTCTGTCCCAGCACTGACAATCTCCCCTGCAGCATATGGATAGTAGTCCGCAGGGAACATTTTTTCAAATTCTTCCACGCTTGTGGGTTCGTTTCCTGCACCGAACATGACGGTTAAATCGAAAATCTGTGGTTGTAGTTTGACGTTATCATATGTAACGTCCTTATACACATATAACGTGTAGTACCATTTTTCATTGCTACTTTCATTTGTGATTATAGTCCCGTGGCCTGTAGAATCCTGTCCATATGATTGCGAACTAAACTGCAATTGGTCTTTTCCATAAACACCTGACAATGGGTTTGCAATCATTAGATATTTATGCCCTTTTTGGTTTTTAACAGGTTGCACAGAAACTGCACCACCTGTTGTGGTAGCCGTTCCGTTCAGTGTAATAATGCCATCGTCAGAAAACGTAGCCTTTACGCCTGCACCTGTGACTACAGCAGGCACTGGTTTAACCAACTGATTCCAAACAATAGACCTGCCACCCACAGACTTCACGCTCATCAGCTTCGCCCCTGTAGGAACAGTTTTCTGATATGCCGTATCACTGTCAGTTTCAAATTTGTGTGTTACACCATTGCCCAAGTCGTATAACGCATTTACACGCCTTGTCAGTTCCTTGTCGGTCAGCTTTACGTTAGCTATTTCAGCTGTATTCTCGGCAATCTTTGCAACTGCCGTCACGTAGTCGTCTGGAAGACTATCCGCTATGGATTGTGCTGTCTGTGCAGCTGTTTCAGCGGCTGTGCGGTCTGTAGCGACCTTAGTGGCGTTTTCTGCCACTGTAGCCTTATCAGCTTTCACCTGCGTTGCCATATCCTGCACCGCCTGCCTGTCTGCCGTAGTGCTGTCAGCGCAGGTCTTGGCGGTTTTAGCGTAGCCTGCCGTTATGATCTTGTCGGCTTCGGTTTGCTGTGCTGATGTTGCCGCCTGGGCTGCGGATACCTTTGCGGCGTTCTGCGATGTGACCGCCTGCTGACGTGCGTTTTCCGCACCCTGCCTTGCGGTTTCTGACTGTGCTGCGGACGTTTCAGCCGCTGTCTTTGCGGTTTCAGCTCGGCTTGCCGCCTGCGTTGCGGTGTCTGCTGACAATCCTGCGGCTGTGGCAGATTTTTTTGCGTTTTCTGCCGCTGTTGTCGCCGTTTCTGCGGCGGTGACGGCTTTCTGCATATCTGCGTGTGTGTGCCTGCTTATGGCGTCTATGCGGTCCAGTGCGTCCATAGACACATCAGGTGACGGGATAGCCGTGTCACCGATAGCCGAACCTATTCTCAGGCGGAATATGCGTGATTTTTTTACTAAAATATACTCATCGCCTGACAGTTTTTTCGCACATATCTGACAGCTGACTGTCTGCGCTGACCGCAGTATATCTGCTGTAGGTGTCCACTGTCCGCCTGTGATATCGACCTCGTAAACAGTGCCGTCACCGTAGTCTATCGTTAACACATAGCGGTCTGCACCGTCTATCTCCATGCCCTCGACCGATACAGGACGGGCATTATTTTCACCGACATAGCCCAGCAGTGCTGTGCTTAGGGTTACGTCATAATCTGCATTTAATGTTATTGTCATTTAATCCCCCTATTCTATCGCAATGTAATCCACATAGTACGTTCCTGTCGGGACATTTACTGTTGACCCGTTATTAGCTCCCATGCAGACGTTCAGATAGTACGACTTTCCCGAACCACTAACGTGGGTGCAGAACGTCTTGTATGGTGTTGGTATGTCTGTCTGCCGTAGTGTTGCTATGACCTGTTTAGGTGCAAAAGTCAGTCCAAGCGGTATCCGCATCAGCGCATTTGCTCCCGTCATCTTGTGTTCCACAGTGCCATAGTGTATCTTGCCGGCTCGGCTCAGTATCTCATCGATTTCCTCGCCTGCGTGTTGCATAGGATAGTCATTTTCAGTGATATCCTGCGCCAATGTCACATTTTCATCAGCCATTATCTCGCCCCCTTAAAGTTGTTCTTCAACGCTCAGACCTACCGCAGAAATGTCTGCTGAAAGTCCGCCGTCAAAGGTAAATCCTAAATTCGTTATCGGTATGTCATAGCTGTCTGCGTCGTTGGTGTAGGTCACCACGTCACCTATGTCGAAACGTGGGTCACCAAGTCTGTGGTACAGCTCAGTGGTGTACCACGAAAAGCCGCCTATCCTGCGCCACAGAGATTGTAGCAAAGACTCTGTCATGTATGGATTTTCAAACTCCAAGACTCGACCTTGCGTTGTATCTGTCACACCAAGTGACAACGTTACATCATCACTGACCTTGCAGATTATGCCTACTATCACGTTCTGTCTTTCTGACAGTGTTGGCAGGTCTATCGTATTGTTATCCAACGTTTTCACCGGTTTGCCATACCACTTTCGGACGTACTTTCCATACCTGTCAACATACCCGAACTGACCTTGCGCAGAAGCCAGATAGGACAACATTTGCCGCATGGTCACGTCCTTTGGCACTGAGCTGACCTTGAAATAGAAATACTTTGAGTACAGCACCTTGCCGTTCTTATCTATCAACCTTCTGCCATTCTTGTCACGCAGTAACCGCACCTCTGTATAGTCATTGCCGTTTTGCAAGCCTAATTGTCTGCAAATGTCGTCTTCGACGGCTTTATTCCAGTTTGGCATAGGGATATGCGGTACATATGGTTTGTCCGAAAAGTACAGCTTGTCCGCCATTGTCAGCTGAACACTGCCGCATGACTTTTTCGACTTCACACAGGTGAAACGTCCCATTGGTATCTTTTCGTCTGAAAATATGCCGCTAGTTTCGTAGTCTACGAGATACAGATATGTGTCATACTCTTTGCCGAGAAACGCTGTTTCAGTGTCACTTATGGTCATGTTCCACGATTGCGAACATACTGCGCCCAGCTCGATGTCGTCTGAAAGTGATGTTGCCTGCATTGAGCTGTCAGCTGACATAATGCCGTCACCTGATATAACGCCCTCTGCATTCTCTATCCACAAACGCCAAGTACGGCAATAACTCTCGATACGCTGAGCCACAAGCTCACTTGTTTGGTACAATTCGACTGCCTCCTTTACTGCATTATTAAGTCCACCGCAACGCCTTTGCAGAACTGTTTGTTCTCGTCCCAGCCGAAAACCTCATAAGTTGGGTCGCTTGCGTAAACGTCAAAAGTGCTTTCCTGAAATGTTTCATCAAGGAGCGTGATACTGAAAAACGGACTGTCAACGTTGGAGATATACTCATTGAGCTTTGCCGTCTCCTCACCTGTGAGATGATACCATTTCAACGTGACAGTTTTCTTTATAGCTCTTATGTCGCCCACCATTTTACAGTTAGCCGTCCGCCCTGCATTGTTCGACCATATCTTGTTATTTGTAAAGCTCACTTCCGCAGGTGTGGCGACCCTTTCGCTGCCGAATATAAGTCCTCTGCTTTTCATTTTCTGCACCTCCTATGCCCTTATTGGCGACCTGCCGTTGCGCTTGATATAGTCGTTGATATCATCAATAACTATCTGTGTGATAGTCCTGCCGTTGAGCGTAAGCGGTATGGTAACGCTTATCTTCTGGTTTCCGCCTGCTCCGCCGTAAGACACAAGAGCCTGCAAAACAGCCTGCTTGATTGTATCCAGCGGAGCTTCGATATTCGTGCCACGCTTCTGATCGCCCAGAACTGCAAGAAACTCTGAATTCGGCGGTATTACCGCACCTTGAGCAAGTTTGGGTATTTCGGGGATAGTTATAGGGTCATATCCCCACATCTCATCAAAAGGCGTAAAACCAGCAATCTCAATATCACGAATGTCATTTAAAATGCCATTCAGAAATTCCAGCGGAGCAGCAATGACCTTATTGATTCCCCCTATAAGACCATTAACTACTGTTGTGAAAACTCCTGCTATTCCCTCTTTTATTCCGTCAAATATTTTTCCACCTGTGCTAAATACGTCTTTGACAGCCTGCCAAGCTTTAGAGAATATATCCTTAAACCAATCAGCAACCTTTTTGAATGGTGCTTTTATGGCTACCCATAAATTTCTGAAAAACTCTGCCGTAGTAGCAAATGCTTTCCTAATTCCGTCATAAGCTGACGAAAAAATATTTCCAAACCACGACCCGACTGACGAAAATACAGCTCTTATGCCCTGCCACACATCTGAAAACCAGTTTACTGTACCTGACCATACTGAAACTATGCCATTCCACGCACTTTCAAAGATATTAGTAAACCATTCAGTGACAGAGCTGAATATATCTTTTATCCCCTGCCATATGTCAGAGAAAAATGTGGCATAGCCGAGAAAAGTTTCTTTTATACTTTCACAAAACGACGGTATTGTTTCTGTGAAGAAGTTTGTTATTGAGTTCCAAACCGAAACAACAGCGTCAAAGATAGGAAAGAAAAAATCATCAAGATTTTCTTGACCTATGGCGTCACGGATCATTGTTCCTATTTCCCATCCTGCGACAGCTGCACCGACAACTGACATAAATTTTGTTGCGAATGTAGTGCCTCCCTCTGCCGCCGAAGCTGTTATAGGTTTATCCAAAGCTTTCAGCTTGTCTTGAAAAACAGTACCAAGCCCAGATAATGATTTGCCCCATTTTTCTATCAGATCTTTTCCTTTAGCCGCAAGATAAATAGCGGTCATCGCCTTTGCTAAGTCAACAAGAACCTCGATACTCTTTTCATCTACGCTTTCACATATAGTTCTGAAAGCCTTGCCTAAACCCTTGAGAATGGTAAGCGAAGCACCTGCCGACCATTTTGCTATTGGCTGCAAAAATTCGTCCCATAGCTTTTCTTTAAGCACGGGAGCTGCCGTCTCCCAAACGTTTCTTAACCCCTCTAAAACATCAGCTAGAGTAGTTAAAAATGTAGGTATAGCGTCCTCAATGGTCCAGCTCGTCATAGGGAGCAAAACATTATCAAAGAGCCATGACAGACCACTTCCTATATCATCATTGATTGGAGCAATGGCTTTTGTTAATTCATTAAAGCCCGTAAGAATAGGTGTAAAATCCACCTCATCAGCCCATTCTGATATCTTTTTGCTTATATCGTTGGTGTGCCTGAACATAGCCTCGTAGGCATTGGCTATGTTTTGAACTATGCTTGTGCCAATGTTATTTTCATTCCAGGCTGCACGCAGATTTTTAGCAATACTTCCTATCGTATTATTTATGTTTGTCCATATTTCCAACAAGTCCTCGCTTATTCGCTGACCTGTTCCATTAGACCACACCTCGGCAAATGATTTTCCGACATCAGATAACAAACCGCCTATCTCTGTCCATTTGGACTTCATTGATTTAACAAGCTCATTGCCGCATTTATCCCAAGCTTTTTGCAATGGCTCAAACATAGTTTCAAATTTCTTTTTAAGACTGTCCGTCAAAGCAGATACATCACTTTCTGCCTTTCCCGTATCCACCTCAACGCTAGTCCCGGAAGGCTGCATTATCTCCCCGGCTCCGCTGACCCCAGTGCTGTCTGACTTGCTCTCATCATTCAGTTTGTTCATTTGGTCAAAGCTTGCAAGAGATCCTTCCTGTGCCTCCTGAGTCTGTTGTGCATTGTCGGCTATATCGCTGTAATTATCCGCCGCCTGAGAGGTGCTTTTCACTATGCTTTGAGCCTCGTCTGCACTGTTGCTTAGTTCAAAACCGAACGCCTCTGAAAGTGCCCTCGCTGCCCCCTGTGCCAAAGCTATGAACTGTGAAAGCAGACTGTTTATCGCCTTGACAGCAGGCAGAAGAACGTTCATCAGCACAGTGCCGATAGTCGCTCCGAACTCTTTCCATTGCTCAGAGAGTATTCTTGTCTGGTTCGCCCAGCTGTCAGACGTCTTTGCAAAGTCCCCCTGTGCAAGTGCTGTCTGCGACATAACGTAGTTGTATCTCAGTTGAACTTTTTCGGCCTGCGACATATCGGCAGTTGACTTCATTATACCCTTTGAAATTGCATACGCCTGCAAATTGGCGTCCGTCATAACGATACCGAACTGTTTGAGGGTCTCAGTTTCGCCTGTAAAAATTGATTTCAGAGCCGTGCTTGCCACGTCCTGACCGACATTATAAAACGACGCCATATCCGCAGACAGCCCCGTAAGAGCCATAGCCATATCGCTTGCACTGTCATTGGCAAGCCCCATTCCTGCCGCCATAGCCATGAAGTTTGAGCCTGTCTGCTTTGCGGTGAGTTTTGAAATGCCATAGGTCTTGACAGCCGTGTCAGCGAAGTCCTCCATTTTCTGCTTGGATTCTCCGAAAGCCGTGTCAACAACGTTCTGAACTTCCGCAAGGTCTGAGGCTGTTTCTATGGATTGCCTGCCGAAGTCCACAAGCTTCTTGACGGAGAATGCAGCTGTCACAGCCATTGCAAGGCTTTTAAGCTTTGGCTTGATATCCCCCACCATATCAGAAAGGCTTTTCAAGCCCTTTTCAAAGCCCTCTTTGTTTATGTTGGTGTCAAAATTCAAACACCCGTCAGCCATTGTCATTCACCTCCCGTCAGCTGTTTCAGAAACTCTTTGTCCTCGTTTTCAGCCCTCTGCTCTTCTGCTGAGAGCTTTCGTTTAAGGTCTATCATATTGCGGTGGTTTCTGTAAAATTCCTGCTCGTATTTTTCAAGCTTTTTGTCCTTGTTAAGCTTTTGCCGTATGCCTATAACAGACGAAAAAAGCCCCTCGCCTATCTCGTTGAAATAGCCAAGAAAAGTCCACCAATGAAGATATTTTACCGTCCTCGTTTCAAAGCCTGCCGCCTTGTTCACCGCAGGAAAAATAATACTCTCGTCCTGCTCCCAGTCAATAGTCTTTGCAGGCTGAACGCTCTCCTGCGGAACATCTCCACCGCCCACAAACCAATAAGCCTTGTCAACAGCCTCCTGCAAATGTTCTCGTGGAATATCCTCAGCGTAAAGGCATTTAAGACACACATAGCACTTTTCACGCTCGTCAAGTTCGGGGTCTGCAAAGGCTGAATAGATCCGCAGGATTACCCGAAAATCTGAGCGTATGGCATACTCTTTGCCGTCTATTTCAAGGGCTGTTGGCAAACTGCCTATCATTTCAGCAGCTCCCTGAGCAGAGCCTTTTTGTCCTCGTCGGAAAGCTCCGCCACGTTGACCGCAGGCTGAGCGATAACAGGTGCGGTGTACTTCTCCACCTTTTCTTCGAGCTTTATCTGAGCCGCAGTCTGTGCTGACTTTATCTCCTGCACCACCACCGCAAGAAGTGCTTCAAGGAAGTTCACAAGCACAGGCTTGCCGTTTGAAGCCACAGAGAACACGTTCACGCTTCCGAGCGCCGCCGTACACACATCGCTTTCAAATATGTCATTGACCATTTCTCTTGCACGCTGGTCATACTCTTTGAGAAGCTGAGTTCTGTCCTCTTTTTTCTCACGCTCTGACACTTCTTCTGCGATATTGTCAGCCTTGCTCATAGCGTCCTGTATCCTTGTGATGATACCAACGTCTGACACGTTTATCCTTATCACTCTGTTCTCATCGCCGTTTATAGCGTACTCTTTGTAATTGCCGCTGTTAAAATCTATTGACTGCATTGACATTTTTATCATCCTTTCTGTATTACGGCAAACAAAAAGCGCTCCGCTCTGAACGAAGTGCTTTTATATGTTTGTCATATAATTTATTCTTCCGTAGTCTTTGCAAACGTTGGCACGCCTGCCGCAAAGGTGACAGAGCCTTTCACTCTGTTTCCTGCAAAGGTGCAGTTGAACGGGATATTTACGCCCCCCTGTGGTCCGCCATAAGACTGCGGCTTGACTATGACATCTTCCATCCAAGCGTCATACGCACCTGTGGTCTTGTCAACGATGACTTCAAGCACGCTTGTCTTGCAGGCGTCGCCCGTAAGACGATTCATCATGATATCCTTGAGCTTTTCGTAAAGTGCGTCACTGGGCTTTGCATAGAATGTATCAAGGTCGAACTCAGGCTCATAGCCGTTGTCCTCAACTGTGGTTTCATCAAGGATATTCTTCTTTGTGGAAGTGTCAGGGTTGAGTGCCACACTTGCGTCCTCAACGTCCTTACCGAGAAGATACCAGCTTGGTGATGAGGCGACCGCTGCGAATGTAGTGTCAAGATAATGCAGAAGATGACTTCTGTTGAGCTTTCCGCTCTTGTATGAATAATCAGGCATATGTTTTCCTCCTTTTATATCTGATACTGTGCCGCTATCTGCAATTGATACTGCACAGTATCGTTTGTGTTTTCGTTTGGTATTGCATATATCATTCCGTTTGCACAGGTGAGCTTTCCAAGAACGCCTGTCCTTTCCTCGTCCTCTGTTATGGTAGTGAACGTGGTATCTCGGTGCTTGTCTGCATAGCTTTCAAGCCACATCTGCAATTCAAGCAGTACGCCGCTGTTTGACATTCTGTCAAAGTCGTTCATAGACTGATACACAGCATAGAGAATGAAGTTGTGCTGTCTTGTCTGACCACCCAGAATATCAGAGCTTATAAGGCTGTCGCCTGTTGAGGACAAGCCGTAATTTGTTGGCGTATCGTCGGTAAAGTCGATATGGATATCGTTGCAGACCTCCGATATTTTCGGGAACTGCTGCAAAATATCTTTCACAAGCTCGATTATGTTCATTTCGCTTTGCCTCCCATTATCGCCGCCGCTCCCCTGAGTATCTGCTTTTTCTTGTCGGCTTTCATTCGCTCAAACCAAAGCTTGCCAGCAAGTGGCTCTTTAAAAGTGCTGTAAACAAGGTCTTTGTCCGTCAGCACTTTCTTTTCTCCATGTCGAGCGTAAGACGAGCCTGTAACAGAGGATACCATAAGCTTGCCGTAATACTGATAGCGTGCGTAAGGTGCAAGATACTGTATCTTGCCGCTGCCTATTTTTGTGCCTCTCGTGGCAGACTTTCTCAGATTCGTGCTGAGGGTAGGTGTATACTTCACCATATGCCTTATGCACTCAGCGTCAATAAACTTTTGAGCCTTATCAAAGCGTTCTGAATACTTGCCTGCAAAGGACTTATCCCAAGTGATAGCCCTGCTGTCCATAGGCTGACCTATCTTCATTTCACGCTCACCTCCATATGTGGCAGACCGCCGAACATATAATCATCAATGCTCATTACCGTAACAAAGTCATACTCCGCACGGAACATTTTCATGCTCTCAGATATGCTCTGCGGCGTTTGGTTATCAAACTCAAACTCGCATTTTCCTTTCACAAGCATATCCTTTGCAGGGGTTTTCGGCGCATTATCGTCATAGAAATACACCCTTGTGCTGTCCGAGGTCTGCATACCGCTTTTCACGATACTTCCCGACTTATTCTCACACCAGTAAACTTTCTCTGCATACTTCCGCACAAATCCCTCTGTCTGCTTGTCGAAAAGATACACTGTGCAATCGCTGTTTGCAAGCATTTACCTCACCCCTCTGTAAAGCAGCCCTGTTCCGCTGAGCCATTTGTACACGATATCGTGAACGGCTCTGTCAGCGTTCTGCCTGCGGATATCTGAGCTTTCATATGACTTCGACCAGCCACCAACGCTTTCGGAAGATACCCCCTGAGTGCCACACTCCTGCTCTGCCTTGAAGATATTCTCCGCAAGTTCGCAGCAGCACATTTTCACTTCTTCGGGGATATCGTTCTCGTCAACGTTGTCAAGGGTATATTGCTTCATAAGGCTTGTGGCTTGCATTGCATAGAAGTCAAAAGCGGCAGATATGTCAGGCTCTTTGCCGCAAAGATAAACGCCTATATAATAGCTCTCGTTTGCATATGCTTTCATACTGCCGCACCTCTTTACTTCTTGAATCTTGCAAGCACTACCTTTGACTGATCTGAGATAGCCACAGTGTAATGCTTGTCAGCAGATATAACTGTGCAGCGCTTTGTGCTTCTTCTCTCTGGTTCAACGTTGGTGTCACGCTTGAGGTAGATAGTCAGAGCTGATGTTTCGTCATCTGTTTCAGTATCAGCGTTGAGCTTGATGATAGGACATATGTAGAAAGTGCCAGCCTTAACAGCGGCGTTCTTTACAACATAGTCACCCACCTTTGGAGTGTAACCATCTGCACAAGGCGTTACTGAGCCGAGCTTTATCTGTGAAGCAGTTGGTGAAGCTGTGCTGTCCGCAACAACTTCCTTTGCACCCTCTGCATCGCTGTCAACTCTCACATACTGTTCCGGGATAGCCTCGTTAAGTGAAACTTTCTTTGACGGAACGATACGGCAGTTCGCTATCTTGCCTATCTCGCCTGTCATGACCACATTGCCGTCATACTTATCTGCTGAAATGAAGTTCGGGTCCTTTCTAAGCTGTGAGTTCTGATGAGGATTAATAAACATAGCCTTTTCGGTGTTCAGCTCCTCATTGAACTTGTCAACAGCGTCAACAATGCCGCTGTAAGAGATAGCAGAAGCCGAGCCGTCATAGATGAGCTGAGCTTTCATAAGTGCGTCCATGCTGTCTGCGTCCACCTTAGAAGCGATAGACATTGCAAGCTGTGAAGTCGCCTGACCCGCAGGATTGCCATAGCCGCTGAGAAGAGCCTCGTCGGTTATCTCCACCGCTTTCATGGCTTTCTTTACCTTAGCCTGAGTGGAGTCTGTTTCAAGCTTGACAGTTTCGGCTTCAACGCCCTCTGCAACATCAACTGCGTCGCCGATATACTTATACTGCGGCACTGTGATAGTGTCTCCGGGCACGCCAACGAGCGTTCTGTCTATCTTCGCAAAGGGAGATACAGTTATCTTAGACTCTATCTTTGCGTCGATCATATCACTCATTACCTCAGGATCGATAAGGTCGGTGATCTTTGTCTGCTCTGCGAAATACTGCATAGAAATTCTAATGCCATTTGTCATTTTCATAATATCCTATCCTTTCAACTGTTCGTATTTTTCGGGGTCTGTTCGTTTAAGTTCCAACCTCTGCATATACCCCATTTTTGCAAAGGTTTCCTTGCTCACTTCACCTGCGGCAGGCGTTCCTGTGGGAGCAACCGGGTTCTTGATAGGCTCGGAGCTTTCAAAAAGATAATCGTTATCTTTCTTCACGTTCTCGATAGCCGTCTTGATATCCTCAGCCTGATTTTTGGAAGCTTTGAGAGTTTCCACATCAAGCAAAGCTTTAAGAGCCTTGACGTTTCTTGCCTTGCTTGCCGAGATAGCGTTATCAAGGGTAGCGTCAAACTCCATATCAGATATCTTCGCCTGATACTCGGTATCTTTCTTAGCAAGGTCAGCGGTGAGCTGTGCGACTTTGCCGTTAAGCTCCTTGACGTCCACGCCCTCAAATTCCTTGAGAGAGTTCTGTGCGGTATCAAGGCTGTCCTTATAGTTATCACGCTCCACCTCAAGGCGGCTTTTCACCTTTTCAAACTCAGCCACAGTCTTATAATTCTCTGCCACCTGTTTTGTGATGTCCTGTTTCTTGTCCTCAGGGATAACGATACCCAGAGCGGCAAGGATCTCAAAAATGTTTTTCATATGTTTGTCCTTTCTACATAGCTTATATACCGCTCTGTCTGCGGTGTGAAAGTCTGACAGTTTAACGTCATATCAAGGACGAAATGGTATAAAAAAAGCACCCGTTAAGGTGCTTAGTTCCGATATTTGGGTATAAAAATACCACCCGACATTAGTCAAGCGGTAAAATTATCATTTGAAATACTCTGTAAGTTCAACTTCTGAATCAATGTACACAGCGTCAATATAATAACTGTTGTGTACGATTATCTTCTTTCCGTTTAATTCATATATCTGCGTTTGTGAGCCGTCAACATCTGTCAGCATATCGGACCGTTCAATGCCTGGGATATGCTTTTCCAATGCCGCACATTGCTTTTCAAAAATTTCTTTGTCCGCAGCCGTGCAAATATTGTATTCATATTTCTTCATTGCTGATCATCCAATCCATACTTTTTATCTACTGATCTTCGTGTTTTTACAGCGGTCTTCAAAGTGTCTGCTATAGCTTCTTCTCTGCTCATGTTTTTTCGTGCCATTTTATTTGATACCAAGTCTTCAAAAGAAATGATAGGTTCGGTCTGGTCAAGGGTTTTACGAGCTTTTTGATCTTCCATTAACTCTCTTGCCTGAAAGCGATACTTGTTACGCAGTTCACAAGCTTGTCTTGCCTGTTCTTCAATAGACTTGCTTTTATCGATAAGCTGAGGGATATTTTTGTTATGGTGTCTGTACCACTTTCGCACGTCTATATCAGACATCTTACCTTTCATATCAATTATATCACTATAATCTTTTTGCGTCAAGTCTATCTTGGTTTTTCCAGCCCCGATATTCCCCAGTCCGTCGGCGTTTACACGCTCTCTCTGCTGAGGCAGACCCATTGCTTTTGAAAACCTTGTATACTCCTGGGAAGTGCCACGATATCGGCAGCGTGCGTTGATGATATCCTCCTCATCAGCACCTGCCTCTTCAAGAAGATGTATTTTCTGCCGCTGAGCTCTCATTGCAGTTTCAAGCTTTCTTTGCCGCTGTAAAGCTTCATACTTTGTGTACTCTTTATCACCGTACTTAACAGGCTTGTTCTCCTCTGCATTCATCTGTGCAAGCTCCTCGTCTGTGTAGGAACGCTCAGATATGCCGGGGATAAAGGGGTAATAATCGTGATAGCAATTCGCTCCGCACAGACCTGTCACAGTACCAAGACCGCAGATAGTTTCAAGTTCTTTTTTGCTGTAGACCTTGCCCTGCCATTCTTGGTGAGAGGGTCTTGCTCCGCTGTGCCAAGTGACTTCAAAATAGTCCGTGCCAAGCTCTTTGGCGTTGTCCTCATTCATTTTTGCGGTTAGCTGTGAAAGCCCTGTCATTACCGAACGCCTTGCGGCTACGTCTGCTCTGTTGCTCCACCCTGTGGCATAGTCCACAGTGCGAAGACCTGAGTTCGTCATATCCGAAATGACTTTCTTTATGACCGTATTGTAATCGAACGCTCCGCTTGCTATGCCCATTATGGCGTTATCAAGGCTCTGCTGATAAAAGTCAGCCGCCTGCGTGAATTTAAGTTTGCCGTCAGGCTGTTTTACTGCAAATCCGAGTGACTGAGATATGTTTTTAAGCTCCCCCGAAGTCTGCTCCGATACAGCCGACAGCAGCCTTTGCAGGCCCTCATTTTCTTCAAGGGGTATCCGTGCTTTGCCTTTGGCCTTGTATATGCTATCGTCCCATTCATAGCCTTTTTGCAGGATATCATTGTACAGCTCTTTTATCTCAGCTTTGGAGAGGTCAAGGTTATCGGCTATGGCTTTCTTTATCTCACGCTTGCTCATTCCAAGCTCGTGAAGCCTGTATATCTGCCAATCCGCCGAACGTGTTATCTCGCCGTTTATCTTTATCCTGCGGACGATATCCTCCATTATCTGCATTTCAAGGTCACGCAGGGGCTTGTCAAACGCCATTGAAACTCGCTCTATCTCGCTTGCTTTGAGCATTATTCTATCACCTCTGCGGTGCTGTCGGAGGTCATTTTCTTAGCCGTTTCCTCGTCCTCACCATACCATTTCATTCGGTATTCCCACAGTGGCATAATGCCCATAGAAACGTCCTGACGGTCGCTTGCACGCTTTGTTTCATCATCAGCAAGGATACTGTCCTCAAAGTTCACAGACAGCTCATAACCGCTTTGAGTAAGCCCATTATAGAACGCCAGCGAATAGCACAGGTCTTCGAGGCAGACACGGAGATTATTCTGTATCGCCGTGACAGTATCGAACTTTCTCTGCTTTGAGGACTTTATCTCCGTTGCCGTCTTATCAACTGTCTGAGGGTTTGAGATATCCCCATAGGACAGCCCCACAGCAAACTCTATCTCACGCTTGTATTCTTCAAGTCCTGCGATAAAATCAGCCTGTCTTAACTGCGGTGAGAACTCGTGATAAAAGTCACCGCTCGTGCCAGCCGACACGTTTACCCCTCTGAAAAGCCGTTCATTGAGCTTAGGCATTTCTGCACGCTTCTTACCTGTGAACGGGTCTGTCACAGGTCTTAACACAGCCTCGTCAACGTCTATTGCACGTTCTCCCGATTCAAATTCCCAATCGAGCCTGCCGAATTGGATATCAGCTTTTCTTATGACTTCTTCCGCCCCTGCGAACACTGATACGCCTGAATGTGAACCGTCAACTGTATTGTCGATAGGGTTGACATAATAGCCGAAAGAGGGTCGCAGCATAAGGGGATAGGCTATCTGAGGGATAAGCTCCGCCCACTCAGATACAGCGGCAAGAGGTATCTCTGCCCCCAAAGACAAGCCGTCATTGGAGCGGAAAGCCCTGTTTGTGATAGTCAGCCCTTTTTCATAGTCCAGAGCGTGATATTCAAGCCTTATACGGTAATCATTATTGCCCATGCGTTTTATCTCAGGGAAAATGACCTTTATAAGCCTGCCGTTCACGTCATACTCCACAGGAATGAACTGCGACTGCGGAACATACTGCACCTTATCAGCACCCAGCGGCTTTATTATCATTGCTCCTGTTGCAAGACCTCTTTGCAGATTTTTGTTGAGGTTTTCAAGGGTGTTTTTCATTATGGCATCAAGCTTATCGTTGGAAACTTTCAGGGTCATTTCATTGATAGCCGTGTTTGCAAACTCCCTCACAACAGCGTGTTCAAGCCGCAGAGAGTGAACTCCCTTGGGTGCTGCATTACCTGCATACATTCTGTCCCACTTGTCAATAGCTCTTATCATACTGTCCGTCACGGCGATATCAATACCGTAAACGCCCTTTATATCTGACTTTGAAAGCATTCTGCTTATCCACTCCCTTATTTTTGAAATAATGCCCATAGCTTACTGACCCCGCCTTTTCCATACTCTTTCCATTGCATACCTAACGGCGTCGATAACGTGGTCATTGCCGTCGGGATAGCCGCTTATAACGTTGCCCTCTTTATCCCTGTCATACTCGCAGTTGATGAACTCCTCGCAAGCCACAGGACAACGCTTGTTATCTATAACGATACTCCGCAGAGATTGCAGCCACTTATATGAATACTCCCTGCTGTTAGGACCTTTCTCTGCACCTCTCGCAAGCAAGCCGTATGCTCTGTAATCCTCAACAGACTTATTCTCTGCACTGTCGCAGGTGATAAGATCGTTTGCCGTGATACCAAGCTCCAGCAAATGCTTTGCGGTATCAACATTCTTTGTTTTGTTGCAGGTGTACTCCTGCCATATGAACAGCGTGTGCTGAGCAGGGGCATAATGCACTCTGACAAAAGCGTAAAGGTCGGGATACCAGCCCCAGTCAACGCCGTTATAGATGTTATCGAACTGTGCTATCTCGTCGTCGGTTATCTCTCTTATGAGGACGTTATCGAATACATTACCGCCCGTGCCGTTTGCAATGCCCATATACTCGTTCTCATAGGCAGTGGGATTGGTTTCTTTGAGAAATTCGGCGTCATCAAGAAAAGGCTTGCCAAGCCACTTTTTTGGCACAGTAAGATAAGTGCTTTCGGTAACAAGTCTGTCCGTTCTCGGCACTTTGATGTACTTATTCGCCCAGTTCTGAGCCGACTTCGGAGGGTTGAAAGACTTGAACTTATATGCTCTCTCGCCACCTCTTATAACAGACTGTTCTATCGTTCGCACAGCTTCTTCACCGCCGAACTGGTCAAGCTCCTCAAACCACACGATGCCGATATAGCCAAAAGGAGGCTTGATAGACTTCATCTTGTACGGGTCATCAGCACCACGAAAGTATATTTTCTGCCCTGTTGAAATGCGTGTGATTTCAAGGGGCGACTTTGTGCAGGCAAACTCATCATCAAGACCAAGTGCAGATATTGCCCAGAGTATCTGAGAATAAACGCTGTCTTTAAGAGTATTCGCCACAGAGCGCAGGATGCAGGCGTGCATATTCTCATTCTTCATCAGCAGGTCGATAACGTTCAGACCGCAGAATGAAGATTTAGTCGAGCCACGTCCGCCGGGGAAAACATACTCGGAATGTTCCTGCTCTGCAATATCGAACAGGACAGGTGAGAACGTAGGAGCAACAAGGCTCGCAGGGATACCGCTGTACACCTTATCAGGCATAGAAACAGGCTCAAGCTTTTGTTTTTCAAGCCTGAGCCTTGCGTTATCGTATTTTATCTTATGTTTGAGCATATCGTCATCACGGATAATGTCACGCAGCTCTTTCACCGCCGCAACGTCCCCTTGTTTAGCCCTTGCCATAAGAGCCGCATTCACAAGCAGCATATTATTTATGAAGTCAGGGTCAAGGCTGTTAAGGTCAATGCCCTGCTCCACGAGGAACTCATAGTCCGCTCTGGTATTGGCAGGCTGTTCAAGCAGGAAGTCCATCACCTGTTTCATAGTCTTTTTACGCCTGCGGACTTCGCCTGATTTTTTACCGCCTTTTGAGCCGTTTTTTCGAGCTTCACTCGAGCTTGGAACTATTAAATTCTGTTCATTCGGCATTCACCTCACCTCGGTTTTTTTGTTTGTTTTGGGATATAAAAAGAACTGCCACATTGTTGTAGCAGTTCAAAAAATGATATTAAGCCTCCAAATAACGATTAAGGATATCACAGTTATCAGTACCGCCCTTAGCAGAACACCACGCCAAAACATTCTCGCAATATGCACGAGGAAAGCTTCCTTTCCTAAAATCGCAAAGTGAATTATCAACGTCATATGGAGTAACCCACTCTTCCTTAGCAAATGGGCAGTCACGCACATCACCCCAATTGATAACTGGATAGCTATATCTTGCTAACGAATCCATTAAATAACCCCCTTTCTGTTTATTAACAATGAGTATTTTGTATAATTACATAGGCATCACCTCTTTAGTTATTATTATACACGATTTATAACATTTTTTCAATTGGTTAACTGACTAAACTTTTAACTTCTTTACAGAAAATGTTTGTGTATAATTTTAACAAAATAATAACGATAAACTGCCTACAAACTATAAAAATATTGTACTTGCACTTTTTAGACAACGCAAAAGACACCCCGTTCGGAGTGCCTCTCGGAAATATATTATAAGGAGTTTTTGTAAATGTTGGAGCAGATGTTGAGCTGGCTCGCTCTCGACCTGCATACGGAGCTTTCGCCCCGTCGGACTTTTTTTATGGAGGTCCGCAAAGAAACTTTTGCCGTTATGGCATATTATCATTATACTCTCTTGACAGGGGTGATACAAGGGCTTTTTCGGGTGTCTGATAAAATTTCTTGAACATTTTTATCGCATTTGGACCAAGCACCTTGCGAGTATAATTTGCCTCACGGTCAAGAGCCTCAGCTGTTCGTTCCCATGACATTCCGTTTATGTATTTGTTGATTATCAACGCCGCAAGTCTGCTGTCAGGCATACTGTCCGTGATACACAATACATTGTATGACATCTGTTCGTAACTTTTGCAAAGCTTTTCAAGCTCCGTCTTATAGTCAGCTATCATCACAACGCTGTCTTCTATCTTTCTTGACGTGCCGCCTGTAAAGCTGGGCGGTATATCGGAGCTTTGCGGCGATGTACTCTCAGCCCTTGCATAGCATTTTTCTATGGCACGCCTTATCGCCGATATACGCTTGTCTATATCCACCAGCTTGTTCAAATATTCTTCTGCTGTCAACCTTTATCCCTCCTCGATTATTCTTCCGCAAACAGGACAGAACTCAAAGCGGACTTCCTTGCCGTCCGCTCCAAGCTTTTCACTCCACTCTGTCACTCCATTGCAGTATTCACAGCCTGCATATTCGGGTATGTTTACGCCGTTATGTTTTGCAAGTCCCTCGTCGCAGAGTATCAGCTCCAGTGCCTGCAATGCGTATGTGAGCTTTTCTTCCCTGTCCTGCGTTTTGTTTATCTTCCAGACTGTTGTCTGCCCTCTGCGGATATTCTCCTGCATTATGCTGGCTTGTCTGAAAAACCTGCCGTTTCGCTCTTTGCTGTGAAGATACTCCCGCTTGTATTCCGCCTGCTTGTCCTCGCATATCTCTTTCGACCAGCCCTCGTGCCTGTTCTTGTAGCCAAGTCTTGATAACTGCGAGAAATACTTATATTCCTCAGCAGGATACTCGTCATAAATGAGCCTGCCGTCTATTGCCATATCTTCATATCGTGCAAATTCTTCTTGTGACATTCTTTTGAAATCTATCTTTATAGTTGATACCCCCTTTGCGGAGGGTCGTGGTAGGTTTGTGCCGTTTTTCAAGAACTCTTTCTTTATATATATTCTTTAATTTTCTAATACGAAAGGTTAGAAAAACCCTGAAACCCACCACAAAAGAGTAAACCCTCCACCTATATTTGTTCGTCAAGCGTAAGACCTGAGTAATAGTTATACTTTCTGCCTTTTACTTTTTCAAATCTTTTGGCTATTTCTAATCCAAACTTGGTATTCGACATTTTATACTCATTGCCACTGTCTGCCCACCTAAGATAAGCGGCATACAATGCACTTGATTGCACGCTCAGACCCTTGCCAACAGTACACTTATCCTCGACAAATGCAGAGATAACGTCCATTTCACGGCGGTACTCCCTCACTTCTTCAAGGACGGCACGGGGCATTTTAAGCCCCTCTTTCTGCCACAGCAGACAGCCCTCAACTGCCCAGCGGAATATGCCCGTAAGCTCCGCCGACAGCTTGTATTTCAGCCTGCGGTCTATTTTTTCTTCGGGTATCTGCACAGTGAAAGGTATCATATGTATCCTTCGCCATATGCCCGTATCCGTTCCTCTGATGACAGGCTTATGGTTTGTCGCCATCCAAAGCTTGAATTCAGGTTTGAACTCGAACTCGTCGCCGTAAAGCTTTCTTGCGGTAACAGTATCGTCGCCTGTAAGCTGTTTGAGCAGACCCTCGTTGATACGCACGCCCTCGTTAGGCTCAACGCTTGTCACGAGCCTTGCACCTTTCAGACGGGCTATATCGCTGTTTATGGCGGTGCTCTGATTACTGCGCACCATAATAGTTTCAGGCTGGATATTTGCCGCATAGTCCCCGAAAATATCCCTTATGATATCAATGAAAGTTGACTTGCCGTTTCGTCCTGTTCCGTAAAGAAAGAACGCACATTGTTCGGTGGTCGAGCCAGTCAGGGAATATCCCACAGCTTTCTGAACGTATCTGATAAGGTCTTTATCCTTTCTGAAAATGTCGTCAAGAAATGCAAGCCAGCGAGGGCAATCGGCATTCTCTGAATACTCAACGGCTGTCATTTTCGTCAGATATGTCATAGGGTCGTGAGGAGATATGCCGCCGCTTCGCAAGTCGATAACTCCGCCCGGGGTATTGAGAACAGTTTTAAATCTGTCCATCTGAGCCGGCAGAACAGGAACGTGGTGCATGACCTCGCTTAGCATTGCGTTCTTTGATTTGTTAGAACGGCAGGACTTCATATGCTTTTCAAAGGCTTTCGCCATATCCGTTCCCTCGTCTGCGTCAAGCTGAGCGTACACCTTTGCCTCCGCCGCCATACAAGCCACAGCCTTATCAGCAAGGCGTTTAACTGTGCCTGTCATATCGGTACACCACTTTCTGCCGTCATACCAAAGCCAGCGTTTATCGGTGTAGCAGTATCTCACCTGCTCGCCGAAAAGGTCAACAAAGCGTTCTGCGTTGCCTGTATCGTCAAATGAATAAAGTCTTGGCTTGGTTTCTTCCTGCTCCACAGCACCCACAGAAATCGGCTCAGAGGGCGACTTGAAGTTAAGAGAAAATCCCCCTGCGAACTTTGGCGAATAGGTCTTGTCGCAATCGGCAATAGCTTTCTGAATGGTGAGTGCTCCGTAGGTCGAACCGCTTTGCGCCCTGTCCCACTTTTCACGCATAAGACCTGAGGAACGGAATATCATATCCATTTTTTCTGCGTCACAGCCTGTCCAGAAGGCAAGCATTGAGCAGAACGCCATATCAGCTTCACTCTGCGAGGTATATCCTGCGGTTCTTCCACTGTAGAGGGAAACAAATTTTCCTCCGTTCTTTGCACCTGCCGCAGCTTTGATTATCTGGTCTGCGGTGTCAAGTCTGACAGCAGGAACAGCCTTTGCCACAGGCTCGTGGCCGCCTCCTATGTACTTTTCGTGCAATGGCTTTATGCTGTCGGAACACTCTGCAATGCCATCATATTCTGAGCAGGAGTTGCCTGTCATAACGAAAAATCTGCCGTCCTCATACATCTCAACTGAGCCTTTACGTCTGCCACGCTTCGGGAGCTTTCCTCTGCATATGATATGTATGCCCTTGCCCGATTGAGATATCTCAGTATAGCTTTGCAGGGTGGAGATAAATTCAGATATGATGTTGCCGTTCTCTCCCCTTTGGTATGCCTCAAGCTCCTCCTCTTTGCCGTCAATGTCAACGCCGAAATAGGGACAGCCACCGAACATAAATCCTATGCCCGAATGTTTTTCTGAGGCTCTCACCGCCGTATCGAAATCGCACCAAGTAGAGGGGTTATTTGACATAGCCCCTCCGCCTGTTAATGCGTTTATTGGCACTTTCTTTATCTTCCCTCTCTTTTCATCAGACACAGCGTCCCAGCATATCCAGTTTGGCAGGGCTTTAAGCTCCTGCGGTATTTGTTCGTACATATATCCAACTCCTAACATAAATTTTGAAAAGTCAAAGCCTTTCACTTATCCCCGAAAAACGTTCAAAAAGTTGCATTAAAAATGCAACAATTGCAGAAATGTTGCCAAATTAAAATATAAATCATTTGTTTGCACAAAATATCATCTGCGTTTTTATGCAAAAGTACCATGACTTTTCGCTTTTCTCAGAAATCAGAACGGCACGCCGTCATCTGTAAGCACGTCCTCAAAATCTTCAAGGGAGCCTATGGCACTGTCAGCCTGCGTATTTGTCTTAGGCGTTGCAAAGCCCGTCTGCTTAGTCGCAAAGCTGTCCGCCTTCGGTGCGGAGGATTTGAACTTATGCTTGCACTCAGGATACTTTGTAGGGTTGATAAAATTAATGCGTTCCTGCGGCTCTCCATTTTTGTAATTAGGGTTTGATTCGTGCTTGAGGTTGACCCTTATGCACTTGTTCAGCAGGTCGGTGCAGTATGCTTTAAGGCTGTCATACTCCTTGCCGTCAGGAAGCTTAGCCGCCTTGCCCATTGCCATAAGCTGAGCAAAGTTGTAGCCCTCCACCTGCATATCGTTCTCGTTAGGCTCGTGCTTTTTCCATATGGTGTGAAACAGGCAGGAGTTGCCGTATTTCTGTCCCTGCACGTCATTTCTGATGACGAGAGTGAAGTTAAGACCCACCGAGCCTTTCTTTGTTGTGCGTTCCTCGATAGCGGTTATGATGCACTCGTAAACGCCCTCAGGCTTTAATCCGTTCTGAAATGCCTCTGATTGATTTGACTTAAATCCCATTTTTTATTCCTCCGTTGTTAGTAAATTTACTGCGTCCTCTGCTGAGCGGCATATGCCTGCCAATGCTCCGCACTCACGCATTTTCGTTATGAAATTCTTCTGCTCAGGACGAACTCGTCCCGACTTTGTTTTGACTTCGATAAAGACAGCTCTGCCGTCCTTATGCCTTACGCCGAACAGGTCTGAAAAACCTTTCGGCACACCTGTAGTGAAATATCTGCCGTCAACTGTTCTGCCCTCGCCCACGTTCACACGAAAGACAGTGCAGTAGGGCGACACCGCACAGCGTATCTCGTTTTGTATCCTGTGTTCTTCCGTCAACCTATAAGCCCCCTTTGCCTTGCCTGATAATATGCCCAGCCTGATTTGTAACCGTGACTTTTCGCATACTGCAAAAGTTCGGGATAGGTATGACAATCGGCAGGCGAGCTGAAATCAAGCTTGAATCCCTCTACCTTTACAAGCCCCACGCTGCTGTCAGTTTCAAGCTTTCTCTCGGCTGAGGGGAACTCATATCCGCAATGAGGACAGCATACTTTCACCCCCGCAGGAGGAGCGGAGAAAGTGTAGAAACATTCGGGGCATTGTTTCACCTTGTCGCTCTGTTCCTGCTTTTTATGCTGAGCTTTCGGCTTTTTCTCCAAACTCCACTCTCTGTCATCGTCAGGCATACCAAACCTTGCATAGTTGCCAACGTGGTCGATTATGACGGCTCTTTTGTTGGGTCTGTACCGCATACATCTCATAGCCTGCTGAATGTAAAGAGTAAGGCTCTTGGTGGGTCGCAGGAGTATGGCACACTCGCAGTCGGGAACGTCAAACCCCTCGGAGATAAGGTCAACGTTGCACAGCACAGTTATATCTCCCCTGCGGAAAGCTGAGATAATGCTGTCACGCTCTGCCTTTGGGGTCGAGCCGTCAATGTGCGCCGCCTTTATGCCGTTGTCATTAAACACCTCTGCCGTCCGCTGAGAATGTCTTACTGACGCACAGTAGCAGACCGCTTTTTTGCCATTTGCTAACTGTTTGTAATACTTTATGACATCACCGAAAACAGTATTTTTTACCATAGCTTTCTCTATCTCCGCCGCCATATATTCTCCGTGAGAAACGTGAAGCCCTGTAAGGTCGGCAACGTCAGGAGCATAGTAGTCATAAGGTGCAAGGCAGTTGTTATCAATAAGCCATTTTGCGGATACGCCAATGATAAGCTTGTCGTTCACGTCACCAAGCCCGTCGCCGTTAAGGCGGACAGGAGTCGCAGTAACGCCCACTCTCGGCACGTCCGAAAAGTATTCGTATATGCGTTTGTAGGACTGAGCAAGGCTGTGGTGATTTTCGTCAGTTATGATAAGTGCAGGTCTGGCAAGCTTTTTCAGCCGTCTTGTAATAGTCTGCACCATACCAACCTCGCAGAGTTTCATATCAACACCCCAGCGAATAAACGTCTTTTTTATCTGCTCCACAAGCTCACGTCTGTGGATGAGAAAAAGCACTCTCTTGCCGTTAAAGGTCGTTCGCCTGGCCATTTCAGCCACAATGCAGGACTTTCCTCCACCGCAGGGCAGGACTATGCAGGGTGCTTTATACCCTGCACGCCAAGCCTGCCTTACTTGCTCCACCAACTCATTCTGATACGTTCGCAGTTTCATTGGACTTCGCCGCCTTTACCCTTTTCAGAACGCACTTCATGCAAAGCTGTTTGCCGTAATTCTTCATCGAGCCGTCTATTATCTGCTGAACTGTCCGCCTGCCGTCTGACATTATCGTCTTTCCGCACTCTGAGCAGATATGCTCGTCCGCAAGGTGATAGTATGTTCTCAGCGCTTCATCAACAAGTTTCAGATCGTTGCTTATGTACATACTGTCGAACAGCCCAATAGGACTTTTGCAGGTGTCAGTGCCGTCCGTCTGAGTGGCAAAAAGATACTTGCCGTCAACCACAACAGTTTTAAGCACAGTTGTGAACATACCCTCGACAGTTATCTTCTCGTCAAGCAGCTTGCCGATAGTTTTAGCTTTCTGCCTGCCGTCCTCGCCTGTATCAAGGTGATTGAGAAAATACACGATAACGTCCTCCGGAAGCATTTCAACGCTTCTCACAAGCTCCCAGAAATTCTTTGCTATGTCAGTGAACTTCTGATAGCCCGTTTCCTTTGCACGGCGCATAAACTCGTTCACCATAAGATACTGGCTATCGTCAACGGCTATGGACTTTGCCGTCTGAGCTTTCATAAAGCGTTCTATCTCGCCGTAATTGTCGGTATGTATCGTTGACTTAAACTGCGTGCGGAACGGAAGCTGTTTTCCGTTCACGTTCACAAGAGCAAGCTCGTCCTCTTTGAAATTTCTCAGGGAAGCAGATTTGCCGCTTCCCGAAAAGCCTAATACAAGTATCGCAAGTCCCATTCTCTTCCCCTCCTTATCTTATGGTCAGTCCCGGTCTGCGGACAACTGCCGCATAGGGGATCTCTCTGCCTGCTTCGATAGCCGCCTTGACAGCCGTCTTGCTTATGTCAGGATCTTTGTATTTCAGCAGGCTGTCATCATTGACCTTTGCCCACTCCACAAAGGCTTTCGGGTCTGTTATCTCGGTGCTTTCCCTGCCCTTTGTAATGCTTATCTTAGCCATAACGCCCTCTATTTTGTTAAGGTTGACCCTCTGCATACTGTTCATAAGATAAGCTTTAAGGCTCTCTGCCTGCTTGATTTTCTGCTCACGTCTTGCTTTGAGGGCTTTCTCCTCTGCTTCAAGCATTTTTTCCTCGCTACTCAGCACCTTAACATAAGCCGCAACGTTCTCAGCCTTGTCCGTAAACTCAGCCTCAACGCATTCAAGTGTATCAAACCACACCTTTTCAGCCTCAGCCTTTTCCTCTGCCGTAAGCTCGGCATTTTCCGTCATATCCTCAAGGCTGTCAAAAAGCCTCTGAAAATCGTTTGTAAGCTCATAAAGTTTCATTTTTATACCTCCAGTTTTGAATTAATTATATTCGCAAGCTGTCTTGCTTTCTGTGTGAAAAGTCCGTAATTGTCGCTGTCATTATGCTCGTTCACAAAGTCCACGAGCCTTGTTACGCTGTCAACAGCGGTTGAAAGATAAGCCTTGAATATGGCTTTATCGTCCTGCACGGGGGCGGTATCCACCTTCCCCGCAAGCTTTTTCTCATACTCCGCCTTAGTTCTGTCAAGCTCCTCACGAAGCTGTGAAAGCTTGTCCTGCTTGTCCTTTTCAGCCTGCTCAGCTTTCTGCAAAAGCTCTCTGCGGTCTTTCAGGCTGTCCTCTTCAAGCTTTGAATATTTTTCCGACCAGTCAAGGTCTACACGCCTCATAGCGTCTTTAAGGTTTGCCACCTCTTTGCTGTCCGTTTCCACAGCCACCTCGATAGGACGGCTCTCAAGCTCCTTTATCTCGGCTTCAAGCTGTGTTACCTTATTTTTCATTTCAAGCACCTTTTTATCCGCCATAAAGACCTGATGGCTTGCCTCTGCATTTGACTCCATGGCTCTGTCACGCTCGTTCTGCAAAATATCTATTTTTGCTTTGAGCTCCTTGACAGTAGTGCTTTCAAGGTCGATATTTTCGGCAAGTTCTGTTCGCTCTTCATCGGAAAGCTTAGCAAGAAGTGTCAGCTTTTTAACTCCGATCTGTAACCTCGAGGTTACGAAATCCTGTGGCAGATTTTCAGCGATCGAAATGTACCTGTATACATTCATCTTTGAAAAACCTGTTTCCTTTTCACAGTACTCCCCGAAATCAGAATACCCAAGCTCCTTGTAAAGCCTGCTGTCCCTCATTTCCTTAAAGCCCATACACATATCGTAAAGGCTCTGCTGTGCAAGCTGAGCTGAGGTCTTTATCCTGCGGTCAAGCTCAGCCGCCCTGATATATTCTGCCGATAGTTCGTTCATGCTGTTTTACGCTCCTTTCGTTTCTCAGCGAACACCCTGTCAAGATACCGCTGATACTTCTGTTCAAAGTCCTTTATCTCCTGCGGTTTGTCCTCACCGCCGTTTTGCACCACGTTGTTCCTATATCCTCTGCACTGCACGATACCACCGTATTGGCTAACTTCCACAGTATAGTAAGGCTTGTCAGGCTCAGAGGCTTTTCTCAGAAACATTATACTTAGCTTTCCCATAGCATGGCGTTCTGCATATCCGCCCACACAATGGGAAAGTATCCTGCCCTCGTCCTCTATCTCTTTCAAACTGTGTGGCTGTCTGACAAGCAAGCCGTCTGCCGAAAATTCAAGGCAGACACGCTCTGCAAGCCTTTTCGTGAAGTCCTGCAAAACAAGCTCGTCATGCTCATAGTTGATGATCTGAGTAAGCCTGTTGTGCATTGTCCAGAAATCGTGTGGCAATGCTATCATTGTATCGTGAATGTTATACTCCAGCGTTTCGCACTGCTCCAGATAGTCGCTGTAATCAAGAGGTGTCATTTTCTGCTCGTGTATGTATCGTGCCACCCTTTGCGGTGTAAGACCTGTTATCCTCACAAGACGTTCAAGAGTGCCGTGTTCGTTCTTAAAGACCTTTGCTATATTCAGTAAATCTTCCGGTCTGAGTTTTGGATATTCCTCACGATAGTCAAGATACTGCTCCCACAGATGTTCACTGCCTTTGAGTGTCTTGAACTCCGTCTTGTTCAGTCCGAGCATTTTCAGCAGGTCATTACTTTTCCAGTTCACACGCTGAGAGAGCAGGAACTTTTTCTGATATCCCCACCAACCTGTGTATCTCACGCTTGTTACGTCATAGCCTTGTTTCATAAGATACTCGAGGTTAGGGTGCTTGCAATATGCGTGAAGATAACATATAAGCATATTGCCGTGATAATGCTGATGTTGGCTGTAACGCATATCCGACTTGTCTATGGCTTTGATGTTCAGTACCGAATAGAAATTATCATAGTTATATCCCATACAGCGCTTGCAAAAGACAGGCTCACGGAAGTCATTACGCACCAACCAGTTAATGCCGTTATCACTGCCGTATCTCACCGATCCGTCACGGGCAAACACATACCGCTGTCTTTCCACAATGTCACCCGTTGAGTATCGGTGAAAGCAACGTGCAAAAAGCTCAGCACCCCTTGTGAGGAACACCACATAATTCTTAGCACCTCTGCCTTTCATCTTATCCATAAGCTCTTTATCCACCGCAGGAAAGCAGTAAATAAGAGCCTCTTTTCTTGTCTTTTTCATACTGTCACCTTAGAAATCAAGCAAGCCGTCAAGGGATAGGCTGACAGACGGTTTTGCCGTTTCATTGCTGTCTGAGCCGTCGCCCAGGTCGATCGTCATATTGAAATGAACGTCAGCACCCTTGAAGTAAAAGCTTACAGCTCTGCGGTAGATCTCGATATCCGAAATACTTTCCCTTACACCCTTAACAGCGTTTTCCGCACACTCGGCGAAAGTCCTGTCCGTCTGTAGGACCGCCTGAGCGAACTCCTCGTTCTGCTCACAGAAAGTTTTGAGAGCCTCAAGAGTAGGCTTTGCAACCGCCTGTGCATACTTGCCAAGCTTAGCGGCAGACAGTTCCTGCGACAGCTTGTCCTGAGCTTTCTTTGCGTTAATGTTCATTGCCGTCACCGCCTCTCAACTTTTCAAGATTATCCCTTGTGCTGCATATCTTTCCATACGCCTCGCCAATGTCAAAGGCTCTCTGCTCACATTCTGACATTCCCTCATAGACAGTAAGTATATTTGAGCAAGCTTCATCAGCAGTTTTGTATGCTTGACAAATCGCTGCTTTTGTGCTATCATCAAGGTGTAATATTGAACTGGTATCTTTTGATACCTCCGAGCTTGTGCCTGTTGCCGCAGGTGCAGGCTCGTTTTTCATGTATTCGAGAATATGATTCATGAAACCAGTAATGCAATTATCCGTACCCATAAGTGGGCATGGTCCACAGTTGTCTACTATACAGCATTTTGCTGCAAGAATTATTTCATCTCTCGTCATCTTTATCCTCCTTAAACTTTTTCTCCCAGTGCTTTTCAATGGTGCCAAGTAATATGTACATCACTACATCTATCGCTGCAAGCACGGCTACTGTTATCAGCAGTATCAACGCCATTTTACCACTTTCCTTTCATTTCAACTTCGACCTTGACCACGGGTCTGCCTGCTTCTCTCACTGCACGCTCTAATTCCTCACGAACTGTGTCTTCTGCGGTCTCTTTAACGTTGCGATACAGTCCATAGATTGCCAGTGCAACCAGCGCCACACACAGTGCTATGGCTGACACATATCTGATGATCTCTAACGTTTCTATCATGTTGTTCATTTTCTCACGTCCTTTCATTTAAACGTCCTGTGTTTTAAGCTATCCATTCAGGGTGCTCAGTTCTTGCCGTTTCACAAAGCTTATCCCAGAGCGACGGGTCACGCCCGACCATATCCTGCAACGCTCCTGCAAGCTTGCGTCCGATACTGTCCGCAGCCGCCTGTCGCTCCTGCTCCGTGCAATCGTCCCAAAGCTTGTAACTCTTGCCGCCGTCGAACGAAACGTGCCTTATGACCTTTAAAGGCGGATATTTCGGCATTTTTATCACCTCCTACTCAATTCTATTGGATATCGGGGTTGTACTATGCTAGACAAGCTCCTCGATAACGGCGATATTCTCGCCCTCTGAGCGGTCAACAAGGTCCATAGCCTCGCCTGCCGTCTTTGCCGTGACTGTTACCAGCCTTACGCCGCTGAACTTATCTGTCAGCTTAATTTTGTAGTGTTTCAATTTTGTACCTCCTTGAAAAATCTAACTTCTTGTGGTATAATGTAGAAAATCATACGAAAGGAAGTTTTAATCTTGAATTTTTCCGACAATTATTTAGCTTTCACGCAAGCAAGCTATTCTGATTCATTAAAAGCCATTCAAGAGGCAGCTAATCGAATACTTGAGTTGCAGAACGAGCAATTACAAGCCGTAGTCAAAAATGCAATTGCTCCAATGCAATCTATGCTTGACGAAGCAGCTCGGAACATCTTCTCTAATCTTGATATTTCAAAACAACTCTCAGCTTCAATAGGCGTAATGAAGCAAACTATATCACAATTCAGCGATATTATTCCTGACGAAAATTCCTCAACATCATCCAATAGTGAATCAAACGACGTTTCTAATGTCCAAGATGATATTTGTAACAACATTGATAATCTTATTTCGGAAGTTCCAATCGACCCCAAAGCAAAAGAAAATATCATATCATCAAATGAAATACAATCTTTAAGAACAACCAACCCTTGGACAAGAGAACAAAAGCTTCAACTCATAGCATTGATTTTAAGTATATTAACTTTTCTTTCAAACATTATCTCTAAATCAAGCGATGATTCAGAAAACGAATACAATACGACTATAAACATCACCATAAATAATAATTCAGAAAAAGACGAACAGCTTAAAGAACTTCACAACATACAAGATAAAATGCAAAATATTCTTGAAACTATTGTCGAATCCGAAAATGAGGAAGAATCCTCTACTGCTGATGATGAATCTCTATCTGAATCTCAGTGATTTCCGTTTCCAAAGATACTATTCTGCAAACGTTACTCACAATCATAGACCATAGTGCTATTGTTATGCTCAAATCAGATATCAAGCTTATGCACGCCACTATGAAACTTGCGAAGCAAAATGCAATACCTAGATAGTAGGTTAGTTTTTTCAAATTCACTATTCTCACCCCCTTTTTAATTGCTTGTTTCCTTTAAGAAACTGCGTCTGCAAAAAAAATATCAAGTATCTTTTCTTGCGTAAGTTTCAGCACTTTGGAGATATTTGCGATCTCAGGCTGCTTAAACGCAGTTTCCCCTTTCATACGAGAATACAGCGTTTTCTTGTCCAAGCCTATTAGCTCAGCGAGTTTTGGAATGGTCAGACCACACCTTGCTATCTCCGCATTAAGGTCATTAATATTCAT